TATCGCCTCATGTGATGACACCTATAAACCGTTCTTATCATTAGACCTTTAGGGCTAACGTGATACACAGTTCAATCGACATGGTTGATAAGAACACCTAATTTAATTAAAGGAATCCTAATGTCTAAGTTAACTAATAACCATGATATGCCATTACTAATGTCAGTATGGGCAGCGCACGACGAGTATGATCACGACACTTCAGGTGCAAAGAATTTAATATCAGTAACAACTCTACTTAAACCAATTAAAGAAATCATTCTCTCAATGAGAGTTCCTGCTGGATCAGTTAGTGCTGATGTAGGTTCTAGGGTAGCAGCCAGATTAGGTACAGATATTCATAATGGCGTAGAGAATGCATGGCTCTATAATTATAGAGAATCACTAAAGTTACTAGGCTACCCAGTTAAAGTTATTAACTCAATTTCTATTAATCCAGAAAAACCAACTGAAGGTATTGATGTTTACTTTGAGCAACGATCCAAGAAAGAAATTAATGGATTCATTCTGTCAGGTAAATTTGACGCAGTATTAGATGGCACAGTTAATGACGTAAAGAAAACTGGAACATATACATACGTTAAAAATAACAAAGATGCTGACTACTGTTTACAAGGTAGTATGTACAAATGGCTTAACCAAGAAATAATTACGTCAGACCACATACTAATTAATTTTGTATTCTTGGATTGGAAAGCATTTGAAGTAGCTATTAATCCTGCGTACCCAAAACATCAGATTGTAGGTAAGAAGATACCATTAAAATCTATAACTGAAACTGAAAACTTCATTATAGATAAGACCGATCAAATCAAGAAATACCTAGATGCTCCTGAAAATGTGATCCCACAATGTAATGATAAAGATTTGTGGAGAGATCCACCTAAATTCAAGTACTATAAGAACCCCCTCAAATTAGCTCGAAGCACTAAGAATTACGATGATTATTATCAAGCTAGTTTACATCTTCAAAAAGATGGGAATGTTGGGATAGTTAAAGAAGTAAAAGGAACAGCTAAAGCATGTAAGTACTGTGCTGCGGTAACAGTTTGTGAGCAAGCAAAGTCATACATATTAGGGGGTGAGTTAACTCTTTAAAAATAATAATCAGTTAGGGGAATACATGAGAGATCTGAGTACAGTAGAATATTTTAGTACGGCAGAAACATTAGTAGATGTTATATGCAAGAAGACGCAAAGCAATAGCCCATTGTTTTTTAGAGTCGTAATTGGTTACTACCTATGTAAAGTAGCTTCTATGATGCGATGCAATATACAAACTCATGATAGAGGTAAGATTCCAGTAAATGCTTATGTAATAGCACTAGGTACAAGTGGAGTTGGTAAAGGGCACTCCACTAATATAATGGAAGAAAAAGTAATCCATTTATTTAAGGAAGTATATTTAGAAAGTACCTTCTTATTGGAGAGCGAAACTAACTTAGCTAAACTAGCAGTTAAACGTGCTAATAAGAAAGGGACAGACCCAGATACCGAAATAGAAAAAATAACCAAAGAGTTTGAAAACTTAGGTGAACTAGCCTTCTCGTTTGACAGTGGTACTACTGCTGCTGTTAAACAAATGCGCCATAAACTATTAATGGCTAATACTGGCTCTATGAATATGGAGATAGATGAGATTGGCAGCAATCTATTAGGTAATATGGATGTTCTAACTACTGGCTTAGAATTATTCGATGTAGGTAAAGTAAAACAAAAGCTAACTAAAAATACATCTGATAATGTTCGCAGTGAGGAGATAGATGGAAGGACACCCACTAACTTACTATTATTTGGTACACCTTCCAAGTTATTGGATGGAGGTAAAGTAGAACAAGAGTTTGATGCGATGCTAGAAGCAGGTTATGCACGTAGATGCTTATTTGGTACTGCAGGGAAGAATATAAAAGATCTGGAGCTGACACCTGAAGAAATTTATGACTCTTTAACTGATGCAGATTTAGAAGACGAATTAGAGAAAGTGGCTTTACAGTTAGGTAATCTTGCAAACTCAAGTAATCTAAATGTAACGTTAAGTATGTCCAAAGACGTTAGCCTTTTATGTATTGAATATAAGTTAAGTTGTGAGAAGCAAGCAGCAGCCTTTCCAGAACATAGAGAAGTAGAAAAAGCAGAAATATCCCATAGATATTTTAAAGCAATAAAACTGGCAGGTGCTTACGCATTTATATCCGGTAATAGCGAGATAACTGAAGACACTATGTACAGTGCCTTAAGGCTCGTAGAGGACTCAGGTAAAGCATTTAAAGGAATGCTAACCAGAGAGCGTAACTACGTTAAATTAGCCCGTTATATAGCTAATGTGGATACTGAAGTAACTCATGTAGATATTGTTGAAGACCTACCATTCTATAAAGGTAGTGAATCCAATAAAAGGGAGATGCTTAACTATGCGATAGCATACGGCTATAAAAATAATATTATTATTAAACGTATATTCAATGATGGTATTGAATTCCTTAAAGGTGAATCACTACAAGAGACTGATTTAGATAAAATAGTAATATCCCACAGCAATCATTACTCTGAAAGCTATGTTCCAGAAACAGCACCATTTGATAAGATTGAAAAACTAACTCAAATGAGTAACCGCCATTGGGCATCGCACCATTTCAAAGGTAATTATCGCGAAGAAGTAAAAGCTATTCCTGGCTTCAATCTAATTGTCATTGATATAGATGAGAGTGTCAGTATAGCCTCTGCTGAGTATCTACTTAAAGACTACACATATCACATCCACACAACCAAAAGGCACACAGAGGCTAATAATAGATTCAGAATACTATTACCGATGAGCCATTATCTAAAGTTAGATGCCGAAGACTTCAAAGAGTTCATGAACAATGTTTATGAGTGGCTTCCATTTGAAGTAGATGCACAGACTAACCAAAGATCAAGGAAGTGGGAAACGTTCGATGGTACGTTCTTTAATAACTCAGGTAAGTTAATTGATACCTTATCCTTCATACCTAAGACTGATAAAAACATTAAACGTAAGCAGGTGATACTAGATACACAATCACTATCCGCATTAGAAAGGTGGTTTATTAATAACAGTGGTGAAGGTAATAGAAATAATCAATTACTGAAGTATACGCTGATGCTAGTAGATTCAGGACAATCCATTGAAACGGTAACTAATAACGTGTTAGCTCTTAATAATAAGCTAGCAGGTAAAATGGAAGAGGCTGAAGTAAGAAGTACCATCCTAGTTACTGCAGCTAAAGCAGTTATTAAAAGAGATATGTAACGATAGCCCACCTTTGGTGGGTTACTTTGGATTCAACATTTATTGGAGAATATATGAATGATCATTTAGTACTTGTGACAGGTAAGAGTGCCACAGGTAAAAGTATGTGCTTACGTAACCTCAGAGATCCTGAAGGTGTATTTTACTTAAATACAGAAGTAGGTAAAAAACTACCATTTAAAAGTGGATTCCAAGAGTTCACGATTACAGACCCAATGCAGATTTACCAGGCGTTCACTGCAGCAGAAGATAAGCCAGAAGTACACACCATCATAATTGACAGTCTTACATTCCTAATGGATATGTATGAGTCTGTGTACGTACTAACAAGTACGAATGGTATGAAAGCTTGGGGTGACTATGCTCAGTACTTTAAGAACCTCATGCAACAGTATGTGGCTAAGTCAACTAAGAATGTTGTGTTCACTGCACACACTATGGACATCATGAACGAGGCTGAAATGTCTCTTGAGACATTAGTGAAAGTTAAAGGTTCATTAATGAATAGCGGAATTGAATCTTGGTTTAGTTCAGTTGTATCTACTAAGAAACTATCCACTAAAAAATTAACTAGTTATGGATCAGATCTTCTAAATATTACAGAAGAAGAAGATATGTTGGGCATTAAATATTGCTTACAAACTAAGCTAACCAAAGAAACCATTAATGAACGTATTAGGGGATCTTTAGGCTTATGGGAAAATAAAGAAACATTTATAGATAACGATCTGCAATTAGTACTAAACCGACTTCATGAATATTACGCATAGAGAGGGCATCATGCAGACATTACTTACAGACGACGAATACAATACACTACCACCACATATGCAACGTGTTGTGTATGAGTATGAAGAGGTACAAATTAAATATTTAAAATTAGGTACGTATATTGAAGCACAAACTGCAGTAACCCCAGAATTAATTCAATTAATAAAACAATATTTAGCAATGGAAGCGTATATAGCAATTTTACTAGAACGCATCGAAACATCAGATTAAACAACTAAACTAAAGAAGAGAAATAAATATATGTCAATTTTACAAAACCTAAGTACAGATGAATCAATTCAAGATGGTGGTGATAATTTAGGTGGTTTTCAAATACTGGACTCCAATCTATATCCTGCAGAGATTGAAGTAGCCTATGTAGGTAAATCTGCTGGTGGAGCTACGAGCCTTAACGTTCACCTAAAACATGCTGGTGGTGTACATAAAGAGACTCTATGGATGAGTTCTGGTACAGCTAAAGGATGTAAGAACTACTACGAAGATAAGAAAGGTAACAAACATTACTTACCTGGATTCAATCAAGCCAATGGCCTTTGCTTACTTACAATAGGTAAACCTATCGGTGAGTTAGATACTGTAGAGAAAGTACTTAACATCTATAATCCTGAACTGAAAAAAGAAGCACCTACTGCGGTTCAAGTAATTGATGAACTAACAGGCCAAGAAGTTATTGCTGCAATCCTGAAGCAGATTGAAGACAAGTCAAATAAAGGTGATGACGGTAAATATTACCCAACGGGTGAAACCAGAGAAACCAATGAAGTAGATAAGTTCTTCAGAGCTAAAGATGGTTTAACTGTTACTGAAATTAAAGCTGGCGAAACTGAAGCCGTATTTAAAGAGAAGTGGTTAGCTAAGAATGAAGGACAAGTTAAAAATAAAGCTAAAGGAGCTGCTGCTGGAGTAACTGCAGGTTCACCTACTGCTTCTGCCGCTAAACCTGTAGAGAACTTATTCGGGTAATAACAAAGGATGCCCTTAGTAATAAGGGCATAAACGTATATGGGCTGTGATATTCATGCTTACCGTGAGGTAAAGAAAGATGATGTATGGGTATGTATAGAAGAGTGGGATAATAGCTTTGAAGATGAGAGAGCTTACTTATCAGATGTAGGCATAAGCAGTAATTATCTATTATTTGGTTTACTATGCGATAGCGTTAGAACTACACATAACATAAGTATCAAAAAAAGAGGATTACCTGCTGATATTTCTGAGCAAATCCAGTCAGAGTCTGATAGTTGGGATTGTGATGGGCACTCGCATAGTTACACAACATTAGATGAATTAATTAAGTTAAGTGTAGATGTGATTATACATGATGTTAATTATGTAAGTGATAGTCTACGGAAGTTAAGAGAATCATTTAATGAACATAAAGACCAAGAATGTAGATTAGTATTTTGGTTTGATAACTAAAGGGAAAAATAAACTATGGCTGTGCTTATTGTGGCTGGGCTAGATCCCTCCCTTTCCAACTGGGGCCAAGCTAAGGGAGTACTAGATTTAGATACCGGAACATTCAGACTCAATGAATTAGATTTACAAGAAACCAGTCCTGATAACAAAAACAGAAAGTCAGTACGTAAAAATTCTGATGATCTTAATAGGGCTAAATTGCTCTATACAACCATGTCTAGGTTCTTGATTGACGTAGATATGGTATTCGTAGAAATACCTGTAGGGAGCCAAAGTGCAAGATCGATGGCTAGCTACGGGATATGTATTGGGGTATTAGCCTCAATAGGTAAACCAGTAATACAAGTTACACCAGCCGAAGTTAAACTAGTAGCTACAGGCAATAAGAATGCCAGTAAAGCAGCTATGATTGACTGGGCAGTAAAGAAGTATCCTGATGCAAATTGGTTTACTAAAGTACGTAACGGCGTAACAACACATACAGCTAAGAATGAACATTTAGCTGATGCCACTGCCTGTATTCATGCAGGCGTTAAAACGGATGAGTTCTCGCAAGCAAGAGCCATCTTAAATAGTAAATAAGGAGTAGGTATGGACATTACCATTAACAACGCAGAGATTAATAAAGCAATAGTTCAGTACGTAGCAGCACAAGGTATTGATATTGCCGATAAACGTATTAATGTTGAATTTACAGTAGGAAGAAAAAATAATGGTACAACTGCTACTATCTATATTGACTCAGAGTCTACTGATGTTTCTGAAAATCTTCCTACAGAGGAGATTGTAGAGGAAGTTGAGGAAAGCATTGTAGATACTGTAGTTGATGTAGTAACTGAAGCTGCTTCAAGCATCTTTAATGACTAATGCATAAAATAAAAAATATCCTAATAGCTGTAGCTATAACTGTTTTAATTGCA